TACGTTAGGCGGCATCAGTAACAGCATCGGTTGGATTACGACATCACAGACGAAAGAGCGAATGCTGTCGTACATGAAGGATTACTTTGAACGAAACATGATGGCGCTTTACTCAACAGACTTGATTGAAGAGATGAAGACCATTGTTCGGGATGGCGCAAGTATTGAGGCAACTGGTAGAAACAAAGATGATCGCGTGATGGCGGCTGCTTTGGCTTGCGCGGCATTTGCCGAACAGGTGCAGCCTAAGTTGATCAACATGAAGATCACACGCGAGATGAGCAGAAAGTCCGATGACATGACACCAGAGCAGGTAGCTGTTGGCAGAAACGTATCTGATTACCTTAAAAGAATTGGGATCTACGGAGGGAGTGCGTGATCGACATCATTCCTAAAAAAGAGTTGCTGCGAATCATCAAAGCGTTTGTAGCCGATGAAAGGCGCGGAATACCGCTGGAGTTGTTCTCTGAGTTGTGTGGTGTTGACCGCAAAACGCTCTACAACGTCTTTGTTAATGAGAAGTACCCGATGACCGAGTTGATTCAGCGCAGGGTGTCCAAAGGGTATGACGCTTGGCGTAATGGAGAAATTGCCGTTATGGAAAGATATGGCAAGAAGTGGATCGAATGGCGCAAAGAACCCAAGATGAGGATGGTCAGGGGTTATGGCCTAACGGTCAAAGGTGGTGAAATTAAACTAGATTTGGGCATTAAAAATCGTCTTGATTATTCTGGTTATTCACTTGATGATAAATTGAAGGGGATATGATTATGAAAGTATTACGTGATTATCATTGTCAGACACACGGCTACTTTGAGTCGTTTGATGCCAAGTGTCCGATGAAGGGCTGCGATGAAGAGGTGTCGATTGTGCATCTTCAGCCGGTTGGCCTGAAGTCAGACACGACCAAGCACAATGACAAAACACTTAAACAATTGGCAATGGACTTTGACATGACGGACATTAAGTCAACACGGGAGGGCGAAAGCCAGTCTGGTTACTTGACCCGTAAAAACAAAACGCCGCCGGAGGCCGCTAGAGAGCAGCGCCCTGGTGACGCTGTGATGTGGGGCAATACGTCAGGCACTCGCTGGAATTTGGACAGCTTAGTGAAGGGAAATGGTTATCGTTCTATTAACGGTGAACCTGTGGGCGTGAACCCAAAAGACCTTGGCAACTTGACAGCACCCAAGACTGCGAGTTATATAGCCGACCATGACAACCTGCAAATAAATCCTAATGCGGATCCCCAGTGACCCATTGCACCGCGAGGAGTTCTATCTGGACTTGATCCAGAAGTGCTTCGTGTCGCTGGAAGAGCGTAAAGCTGACTACGCAACCTTGCGTTCGTATTACCTGTTTGGCGCACCGCCGGAAGAACCACCGGCGCTTTTTAACAAAATCTTCCCGCATTTAGATCAACTGACTTCGTTTCTCTACTCGGCAGAAACGACACGCTTTACCATCAACCTTGGCGCTGAAGTTAGCCCCCAAGAACACCGCAAGATTCCTGCGCTGACCAATCTTCTTAACGATGAGTGGCTGAACTCGAACTGCGACCAGGTGTTTTCGACAGCCCTGACTTGGGCGCTGGCGTTCGGAACTACCTACGTCAAGCTGATTGTCAACAACGGTATCCATCCGTACATGGTGGAACCGGCCTCAGTCGGCGTTCTGCGAGAAGATACGCCCTACACTGATCGCCAAGAAGCAATGGCGCAGCGGTACTACATTACCAAGTCTGAGTTGTACGCCCGTTTGTACTCGCATCCAAAGCGGGATCAGATCGTCAAGCGCGTTACTTCCAGCTATAAACCGCAGCAAATTGAGATACCTGACGGTATTGACCGCATTATTCTTTCTCAATCGAACCCAACAATGGTGGGTACAGTCAACCTAGACTTGTCCGGTATGAACCGCTACAAGGCGAAAGTGTCTGAAGAAACCATTGAGATGACGGAGTTGTGGGTTTGGAATGATGACACGCTGGATTACCAAGTAGTCACGATTGCCGAACCGGACGTAGTGATCTATGACCGGCCTGGTGAGCAGGTATTCCTGAAAGGCGAATTGCCGTTTGTTCAACTCTGCCCTAACCCCATGTACGACTATTATTGGGGGCAGAGCGAGGTGCAGCGGTTAGTGTTCTTGCAAAGTTTGCGTAACAAGCGGATGGAAGAAATTTTGGACTTGTTGTCCAAACAAGTAGCGCCGCCGACAGCCTTGGTTGGGTTTACAGGCATTCTGGATGAAAAGAACTTTGCCCTAAACCGTGCTGGCGGTTTGCTGGCAACAGATATGCCAAATGCTAAGGTGGAGAAACTTGCCCCACAAATGCCTGGTGATCTGTTCGAGGTGATACGTGAAGTGGATCAGATGTTCGCGGAAGCGTCAGGTATTACAAGCGTACTCTCAGGAAGAGGCGAAACTGGGGTTAGAAGCCAAGGACACGCCAGCCAACTTGCCCGACTTGGCTCCTCAAGAGCAAAAAAACGGGCGCTTATCATTGAAGATAGTCTCGAAAAAGTCGCAACGCTCTACATGAAGTTGCTGCAAGCGTATGACGATTCACGTTTGACTGATGCTGAGAATGTTAAGTTTATTCCTGAGCAATTTACCAAAAACTATGTAGTAAAGGTCGATGCTCATTCAAATAGCCCAATCTTTACAGAAGATTTGCGTCAATTAGCGTTTAATATGTTTAAGGCTGGCGCTATCGACAAGGAATCTCTGATAGATTTGCTTGAACCGCCTATGAAGCAGTTGTTGAAGGAAAAGTTGAAACGCGCAGAGCAAAAACAGGCGCAACAACCGCAACAGCAGCAAAAACCAGAGGGTAAACCTGATCTGAAAGCGGTAGGTGAATAATGGCTGGACAAAATATCTCTCCCAAGGCTGATCAACCCCGTGCTGGCACAACTCAGCCTATGAAAGATTCGCCAAGAAGCCCTGATTTGCAATATCGGGTTCAAAGCGTTAAAAGTTTTGACCGCAGCCCGTCAACCAGAACTTATGGTCGTACAGTAAGGGGATGAAATCAGTAAGGAGATGATGATGTACAAGAAAATGAAGCGTGGTCGCAAGACCCGTCGTTAATTAGTTCCCCCGAAAGGGAAAAGGGTGTGGCTGCCTGCCCCATGAACTAGGTGGCCGCTGCTTAAAGGAGTCCATCATGGCACGCAAAGCACGCAAAGGCCGCAAGGCACGCAAGTAATCCTTAGGGATTTCCCTGCGGGGGCGGGGAGCTTAAATATACGCCCCTACTTGACAAAAGCTATTAAACGATTTATTGCTATCGCCAAAATCTATTGGGGTAATTATGAGCGTACCACCAGACAAGTTAATGGAGATGATGAGAGCGCAACGTGCGCCCGAACAACCGGCTCCATTGGATTCAGAGGCTATTGCCACTGATCAAACCCCGCCTATGGCAGCGCCCATGTCTACGCCAGAACCCAAAATGGGCAACCGCGAAGGCGCGTTGGTCAACCTTGGCCTAGCAATCGACCTGATTGAGCAGTCTTTACCGGCATTGGGTGGCGACTCACCAGAAGGTCAGAAAGTGTTGTCTGCCTTGAAAACGCTAAGTGGCGTGATCGGCGGCAAGCGCGAATCGACCAACGAACTTAAGCAATCTGAAATTTTGCAGATGCTTCAGACTCTTCCACAGGCGGGTGGCGCAACGCCGGAAGGTAAGGCTTTGGCAGCAGCGCCAGCAATACCTGGTATGCAGATGCCAGGCGCAACCCCTCAACCTATGTAAGGAGCAACACATGGATCTCTTCAAGCCAAGAGGCGCATCCGCACCTCGTCGCCCAACCGACAACAACCAGCAAAATGGTCAGATGATCAACACTCCACGTTTCTCGGAGTTTGGTGGTCTGAAAAACGCTTCTGCCACCGGCGGCAAGAACAAGATGCAAGTTCAAAAGCCTGGTGATGGCAAGCGCGTTATTTAATTAAAGTAAGGGGATATCTATGTCACTCGAAGACCTAACACCTGAAGCCCGTGATGAACTGGCTTTGCTTGCTCGGCAACTGGCTGAAAATCCAGCTACCCGCAAGGATATGTTGCGACTCACCAAGAAGATCAAACCGGATCTTCCTATTCCTGAACTAGAAATCGAAGATTACACACGCTCGGCGGTAGATAGCGCCAATGACCGTGTGGCACAACTCGAAGCCAAGTTGCGGGAAAAGGAAGCGATGGATGAACTTAACTCCCGTCGCAACAAGTTGAAGGCTAAAGGTCTGATTGACACGGACGATCAAATTGAAGAAGTGGAGAAAGTCATGCTGGAAAAAGGCATTACTAACCACGAAGCAGCAGCAGAATATTGGCGTTGGATGCAGCAGTCTGCGGCTCCGACTCCAACCGGATACAACCCGTCCGCTATCAACAAGTTCGACCTGTCGAAATACTGGAGGAACCCTGTTGCTGGTGCGCGGGATGAGGCAGCAAAAGCACTCAATGAGCTACGGAAAAATCCAAAGCCCATTGGTTTGTAAAACAGGGGATTCTTTGACTCGGAGATAAACTATGCCTATTGGTGGCGGTATTCTTCCGGCAACGGGTAGTACGCAATTTACGGAACTTACATACGTA